TGCATCACCAACTATAACAGGACTCTCTTTGCATCTAGGGTTTGACAGTAGATCAAGCTTTTATAACTACCAAGGTAGAGAAGAGTTTTTGCACACTTTAAAAAAAGCAAGAACTAGAATAGAGCAGGCGCACGAAAAAAGATTGTTTGAGCAATCATGCACGGGTTCAATATTTTATCTTAAAAATGTAGGATGGAATGCAGAAGAGAATATAGTTCAAGAGACAACGCAAAAGAATTTAGACTTAAACAAATTGTCAGATGGAGAACTTGATAAACTTATTGCCATCGTTGGAAAGTCTCAAAGCTGAAAAAGCTAAGAGAAGTTTTATCGATTTCATTAGGTTTACAAAACCTGACTATCAAACTAATTGGCATCATGAATTACTAGCAAAGTATTTGCAAGATTTTGCAGACGGGAAGATTAAGAAATTATTAGTATTTATGCCCCCGCAACACGGGAAAAGTGAGCAGGTTTCCAGAAGGTTTCCTGCTTACTTGTTGGGTAAGAACCCTAAGCTTAAAATAGTAGGCTGTAGCTACTCGTCAGATTTAGCAACTTCTTTCAATAGAGATGTGCAAAGGATTATTGATGATGAGCAGTACAGAAAAGTATTCCCAGAAACAACACTCAGCGGTATAAACTCAAAAGGGAAGGGTGCGCACGTAAGGAACTCGGACTTATTTGAAGTAGTGGGACATAAGGGCTATTACAAATCAGTAGGAGTAAGCGGTTCGCTAACAGGTACTGCAGTTGATGTTGGAATAATAGACGACCCTGTAAAAGATGCTATTGAAGCTGACAGTGTAACATACAGGGCAAGGGCTTGGGACTGGTTTACTAATGTGTTTTTAACAAGGATGCATAATGAAAGCCAAATACTCGTCACTCAAACACGTTGGCATGAAGACGATTTAAGCGGTCGGATTCTTGAGAAGATGAATGATGGTAATGAATGGGTGGTACTTTCATTGCCTGCGATACTTAGAGAAGAGCTGACAGCAAAGGAGGATAAAAGGAAAAAGGGTGAGGCGTTATGGGAAAGCAAACACAGCCTTAAAAGATTGTTAGGTATTGAAAAAGCTAACCCTAGAGCATTTCATTCTTTATACCAACAAGACCCAAGGCCATTTGAAGGGGGAAAGGTGTTTAACTTCTCTATTGGTTGGAAAGAAGATTGCAAGATAAGAAGGTACGGGCTGGATTTTGGGTATTCCCCAGACCCGTTAGCTTTGGTAGATGTAAGAGTAGAAGGCGATAATCTTTATCTTAGAGAAAAGATATATCAAACAAAATTAGATAGTGATGAAATAATAAACAGAGCAAATAAGAACATTGATAAAGGAGTAAAAACACTATGCGACCATAGATCAGAACTTATACAGTCCATGTTTAAAAGGGGAATCAACGCCCACCCAGCAAAGAAAGGAAAGGATAGTATTGACGCGGGCGTGAAAAGCATGCAAAAATTTAATATATTTGTACATCCCGATTCTAAGAACATCCAAAAAGAGTTGAAATATTACTCTTACAAGATGGATAAGGACGGTAATCCTATTGGAGGTCAATACAGTGAAGTAATGAATCATGCTATAGATGCAATTAGATATGCAGTAATAGACATCACATATTCAAAGCAAAACAAACTAAGAACATTCAGCACAAATGGTAATCATAAAACTATCAGATAAAAAGTACAGCCTGCCAACTCAATCAAGTGAAGTAAACACGGGAACGTTCCTGAAATTACAGGAGGCATTTAATACTTACGATGAGTTTGATAATTTTGATTTGCTTGAAATCATAACAGGGATTGACAGAACTGATTTAGTAGGGTTGGATAGTAGTAAGGATATAGATACTATGCTAGAGGGTACAGCGTTTATCTTTGAGATGATGGAAGAGCTGAAGGGGAGTAAGAGACGAGAATACAGGAGGTCAACAGGAGAGGTAATACAGTTGCCTAAAGACTTTGCAAACATGAACTTTGGGCAAAGAATCGCTTTAAACACCTTATCACAAAAGTACGAGAAGGACAAGAAAGAAGCTGATTTTGTGATAGGGTGCATTGCTATCATGGTAGCACCTTATCTTTACATAGATGAGGATTGGACTAAAAGAACTGATGAACTACAAGAGGAAATAGAGTTATTGCCTGTACTAGATACAATCCCTATCTTTAATTTTTTTTTGAACAGTTCATTCAGTTTGAGGAGAATTATAAAAAACTGGTTGTATTCCCTTCCGATCCTATCGCGATTCAAGCAGGCTTAGATAGGTTTGATATGTTTGGGCTTTTTAATACTGTAGATTCTTTAGCAAGTGGTGATGTGTTGAGGTGGGACGATGTACTGAAACTAGAAAATAGCACGGTATTGTTTAAGATGACAATGAACGCAAGAAAGGCGCAGTTTGATAATAAATATGATGAAATAAATAGACGAAAGTGGCAAAATTCTTAAATACTATATTAAATGAAATACTTGTGTCATTAGAAAATGACTACAATGTCTACGAAGTCTTTGATAAAGAAGATGCTAATGTAGTATTAAATGATGTGCAAGAGTCCGATTTTCCTATAGCATTCTTTTCTATCAAGAATAACGGAAGCGTTACGCATACAAGACATAAAAAATCTTATCCTGTTTATGATGTTGCTGTTTGGTTGCTAAAACTGTATGAAGAAGACAACAAGACAGAACTTGAGACTAACTATGAGCAATTAAGGTTAGATGCTTTAGAGTTTGAACAAAGACTTCAAAGAACTGAAGAGTTTGCAAAAGTACCAACAAACACAGTGTTGTCACCCAATCATGAAGAGTTTGACGCTGATCTAGATTTGTTGGCCACTGCTTTACAAATATCCTTTTCAATATCAATAGACTTAGGAGAGGACACTAGCAGGGTGTGTGTGCCTTTGAATGTGTCTAGCTTTACCGTAGATGACTCCGACTTAGATGCAGTTGTATTAGATGCTTCTGCAAGTTCATTTAGGGGTGTAGCTCTTGGGGCAACAGATGGGAGGCATTCATGGGTATTTGTCATGAACGAAACTACGGTGTCTATTTCTGGCCTTTCATCTGAGTCATTGTCTAATGAAGACATAGCATTGCTTGAGAGTATAGGCATAGATAGCCCTACAGGTAATTATAATAGTTTTAATTTTAGTAAGAACTCCTCTTTTGACGGGAGCTTAAACTTTAATATATCAGTCTCTCATACTTATGACTATAGAGAAAAGGGTGCAATTAGTGATGCAACCACAGGCGAAGTATCGAGAAGGGTGTTTGTGTTTTTGAATACAAATTGGGATACGTCAACGGAAGGGGATTGGGACCCAATATTCACCACATCTTCAGGAGTGTGTACTTTAAAAGTAGGTAATGACGAGTACGTGTCAAACACCCCGGCTGTGGATAGTGATTACCTTGACGGCACAGAAAAGCAAGTCATATTAATAGCACCTTCAAATGATTACAATTTAATTACAAGTATAACAGCCTCTAACAAAAAGCTCACAGGCATTTGCGACATAACGCCGTTGCCTAGTTTTTGTCTAATAAATTTTGGCGATACAACTAGCGCAAGCCCACTTAATAATACAATAACGAGCATTATTACTTCTGAAGACGGAGTGGGTCAGCTTTACGCTAGAAAGTACTTAGGGACAGAGATAACCATTAAAGTAAACGGTGGAGGTCTCTGGCTAAGTAATTCAGAGAACCTAAATAGTTTATCTATATTGCCAGGTAGTTCCACATCTGATTTTTCAGCTTCTAATATGAATTCGCTTTCAAATATAGACCTATCAAATCTACAACACTCTGGAGGTAGATTTGATATAAGCACTAATATTGATGTAAATACCATTTTGAAGCTAAACACTACTGACCTAAGCAACGTGTCAAATATAGACTTTGCGGGCAGAATATTGAATCAAGATGTTGATTTAGGCAATTATACTATGTCAGGGTTTTTAGACTTAACAGATTGTGAAATTACTAGTATTGAAGCACCACTAGGCGTTATTAGCTCACCTTCTAATGTTAGGGGTAACCGTTTCACAGATGTCACATTGCCGACTGTAAACGCTACAGTATTAGGTGGTGATGCTGGTGATTTGCTAGAAAACCTTACAATTACATCAGGTACGCTTGCAGGATTAATAAGATTCTCAGGTGGTGTATTAAAAACCGTTGATTTAGGTAGCGCAGTAATTAGCTCTGTAACTACAGAGATAGACTTTTCAGATAACAGTATGAACACTTCAGAAGTAGATAATGTTTGGGTAGAGCTTGACCGTGTGGCTGTGTTTACAGCATCTGCTGTGACGCTTAATGTGAACGGAGATAACGACCCTCCGTCTGTAGGTAGTGAATCCGAGAGATTAAATTTATTTTTTAACGGATATATATTAATAGAATAATTATGGTGAATGAATATTATAACAATGCGAGTATTACTATAGGCGGTCAGAATATTAACTTCACTCAAATAAATTTAGGAGGATCAACGCATT